TAGTAGTGTCTTCACCGACCGGCTCATCAGACTTTATTGAACCTGACATTTCCAGGAAGGCCGTGAGTTTATCATACACGTTTCCTATGGTTGTGAATTCTTCGGCCCTGAAAGCACCACGCTGTGAACATTGTGAAACTATCTCTCGAAGAATTCTCAGGTCGTTGAGGTCTAATGTTGGTTGATTGTTCTCCATGTTTACTCCTTTCCAATATTTATTTGCTTATGGAACTCTATGATTTTTTTCTAAATTGGGCAGGATCAGAGTGATAAAAGTGATATCCACGGGATCTTCGAACCCCAAGCCCAAGTACTTGCCGCCTATCAAAGCAGAGGATACGTTGGGTCTAGGTATACAGATACGGCCTTGGGTGTGGCTCAGGACCTGTTGAATCAGATTAGAAATAACAACCGCTTCAGTGGAAGCGGTAATAATTTCTACTGGAATCGTCAGAAGTTTGAAGTGCCAAAACCATTGAGTACACACTCTGGGGTGTTTGCAAATTTGGTTTATAATTTCGTTGTCGTTGTTCATAAAAAAGAAGGGTGCGGGACTTTCTCCCGCACCCTGTTTGTTTAGTCTTCGTACTTTACTGTGACACCATGCGGTGCAACTACGTCACATCCACCATGCACAATAAACAACGTATCGCAGTAGTTAGGATCACCAAACCCGTCGCCGGTATACATGTCAGTCATCATAATGAACAACTTGGGTTCGATATTGTTCGCCTTCATCCATTCCCAGTTTACATTAAAGCTGGTGCCACCACCGCCCTTGATCTGGTACTCAGTAACACTGCGGCCATCGTCACTGGTAAAGGTGTCGTGACTGTAAACTTCAGTATCAAAGCACCAAACCTGAATACGGTAACCATCAAACTGCTGCATGATGCCCTGGATCTCGCTGAGGAAGTCACGAGCCTCTTTATCGCCAATGGAACCACTCATGTCCAGTGCCACGCAAACGTCAATCTGCTGATCCACCACCATGCCTGGGATCACAGCGTCCAATTCCCAACCCTTGCGGCTGGGCACCAACCAGCTGTAGTCGCTGAGCACAGTGCTTTCAATCCGCTGGCGCAACAGCTCGCGCCAGTTCATCTTGGGCTCAGTGAGCTCCTTGATCAGGCGCTGAACGCCTGCCGGCAACTGCCCAGCCTGGCACTGCTTGGCAGCGTTGATCACCGCTTCGCGGATCTCGTCGCGAATAGCCTTCTTTTCTTCTTCGCTGAGGCTGGGACGGCCCGGGCGTTTTTTATCGCCGTTGTTTTCACCGTCGCCTTCGCCCTCGCCTTCATCATCGCCGTCCATGTGATCATCCAGCACTTGATCCAGCAGATCCTGGATGTTGATCTTCTTGGCATTCTTGAACAAGTGATCGTACACTTCTTCAGAACTCCAACCAGTGTACTGACGGTCATAAAGTGCCGGCACTGTGGTAATCAGCTCGCCAACCTTGGCGGTCACCAGTTCCTGGTTCACCACGTAGTCAGCAGCAATGTTGTGAAGCTGAGGATCACGATCGCCACGGCGTTCCATGTGATCGTAAACCACGTGCAACACTTCGTGTCCAAACAAAAACTCAACTTCAGCAGGGCGGAGGGCCTTGATAAAGGCATGATTGTAGTAGAAGTGACGCCCGTCAGTGGCAGCAGTGGGGCACCACTCATCAGCTGGGGTCAGCTTCAAACGAGCACTGATGTTGCCAAAAAATGGTTGCTTCAACAACAGTGCAATTCTAGCCGTAATCAGCTTTTCCTTCACCTGCTCAGCCAGCGACTTGTCAATGGGTTTGTCGGTGCAGTAGGTTTCAAACTGCTTGTCTTTGCGAGTTTTTTTGGTAGTAGCGGTGCTCATGTTGTCCTTTACTCTTTTAGTATAGCAAATTTGATAGAACGTGTCAACTTATCTGCCAGTACAAAGTTCCAACTGGTCCTGATCATTGGCACAGAACCCCTCAATAAAGATATGGTGATCATCACCGCTTTTCTTGATAGCAAGGTCAGCAGCACGCCACAAATCCACCCAAGTGAGTCCTGTGATAGGAATCAATACAACCTTTCCTCCCCAATGATTCTGGTACACCAGTACTGATTGAGAATACCCATGTGGGTGGGTGAGATCGTCGACATCGTATAGGCTCCAGCGGGAGTAAAAATCGTTGGAATTTTGAATGGTTTCGTAGTGGTCGGATTTGAGTTCAAATGCTTGATCGTCCTGTTGGTAGGCACCAGCCAAACCTTTTTCAAACTTAGCAATGATATTGGCTATTGCGACGGTGTGGTTTTGGTCTGGAGTCATTGTGCCCTGCAGGGACCTCAGTTCACACAGAGCATTGTGGATAGTGGAAAAATCTTGGCTGTTGATTGTGGGGTTGCAGTTCATTACTCTTTTAGTATAGCAAATTTGATAGAACGGATCAACCAAAAACAATGGAAAATTGTTACTAATCACAACAGACGAATGCGGGCTTGGTTTCCCAAGCCCGCATCGTGTAGCAGGGACACAACTCCCTGGAGTACTATCGGTTATTACCTACTGCGATGATGTACTTGCCAAACCGCTTGTGGAACTCTTCAAAGCTCTTGAGCCGGCTGGGCTCAATGGGCAGCTTGTAGTTCACCAGCGCCACCCGAGCACCCATCACAGTGAGCTCAGTCTCGAAGTTCTTCATCATGAACTTCAGGAAGTTGTCAGCCATGTCGTGGAACACACCCTTGCCCACGTTGTTTTTCTGAGCTTCCTGCAGCTCGTAGCACATGCTGATCACCAGGCTGTACTTGGCGCTCATCTCAGCAGTCTTGAGGTCAGTAACCTTGCCGCTGAGGATGTCACTGGGGTCGGGCAAGTTTTCTGCAAACTTGCGGTGAGCCATGAACTGAACCGCAATACCTTCGCCCACCGTACCAGCAGCCAAGTCGCTGAGCTCTTCGTTAGTGATCGATTCGTCAACCAACAGGTCGCTGAGGAACTTCCAGCTTCGCGGAGTAGCAAAACTCCGGCTGGAGCTCTTGGGATCGAAGTCGAACAGGTCGTTCTTGCGGAAGTTCAGGTAGCCCACAATGTCCTTGTGGACGTTGTGATCCACAGCCCAGTCGAACCAGGTCTGGAAGTCAACGCGAACTTCGAGGTGGACGAAGCGATTGGCCAGCGGAGTGGGCATGCGGAACGTAACGCCCTTGTCGCTTTCGCGGTTGCCAGCAGCCACCACAACCACGTTGTCGGGCAGCACATACTTGCCCACTCGGCGGTTCAGAACCAGCTGGTAAGCCGCAGCCTGCACAGCCGGGGCAGCAGAGTTCATTTCGTCCAGGAACAGCACCACAACCGGATACTTGGCTGCAAACTCCTGCGTGGGAAGATCAACCGGCGGAGCCCAGTCCATCAACCCGGTCTCCTTGTTATAAAACGGGATACCCACGATGTCAGTGGGCTGCCGGATGCCCAAGCGGAAGTCCATCATCACGCCGCCCATGCTTTCGGCAATCTGTTCAATCAGTTCGCTCTTGCCAACTCCGGGAGGGCCCCACAGGAACACCGGACGCTGGACTTTCAAACAACGCATGATCCGGCTACGAGCCTCAGTCAGCGTCACCGTACGGGCATCAATCATCTTAGCACTCATAAATTCTGTATCTCCTTGTGTGTTGTGTTTTCTACTACTCTTTTAGTCTAGCAAATCGGCCTTGTTGTGTCAACTATTAGGCCAAAGTTTCTTCTTCGGCAGCATCAAACTCGGGAGTAAACCAAAGTCGGCTGCAACGGTCCAACCCAGCGGGTATTACTGAATCCAAATCCTGGAACTCTTGGCTGATTTGATCCAGGGATCGATAAAAATCAGACATGTCTTGATGATCTTCAAACCCAGAAACTTCTTCGCACTGAACATCAGTGAGGAAGGAGCAAAGTTCGTTGTTTTCCATGTTTTTGTCTCCAATGTGGTGTGTGTCTGCTACTCTGTTATGATAGCAAACTGTCTCAGCCGTGTCAACCAAATCACAAAAATTAAGTTGATAGCACTCGCCACATTTTTTGCTTTTCCTTAAAGTCCCGCATGGCAGGCCAATCATCAGCCCACAGTGTGATGCCAGTTGAGTAGCTCTGCGGACCACCGCCGCCGCCCCTATCGCAATTCACTATGGTGCCATCAAACATCTCAGTAACGAAGCTGGAGAAACTGCCTTTGTAACTAAAATCCAGCCTAAACCCCCAACCTGGGTAGGTGGTGGGTAGATCAGATTTACGTTCCCAATTTTTAACACCATTGCGGGGGCAGGAATGTGAATTTCTGGGTTCCTCCCAGTCTGGAGTAGTTTGGCGGCAACTGACGCTGATCAGTGTGGGAAGTACGGTTTTTTTTAGTTTACGATTTGGATTCCAACGTCTATTATAGATTGCATGATTCCTGAGCGCAAAAACATCCCAATTGTCCTTAAACCATTTTTCAAATTCCTCAGTGGTTTGAACATTTTGTGCAGCCCATTCAAATATTTGATCAGATTGATTTATTACACGTTGAATATCACGCCGAAAACTCAGAAGAGTGCGAAGTTCTCTAAGGTGGACCATATATTTTTGGTCGCACTCAAACAGTTTTTGGGTCCAGGGGCATTTTCTAACGGTGATTTTCATATTAAGCCAGGTTCAGTTGGGGATTAAGGTCACGGATAATCTCACGTTCACGGGCGTAGGCCGCAGCACGACCACGCAGAGTTTCTACCACGCTGTATTCAAACGCTTCCACGCCATATTTGCGCATGGCGTTGTAGAGCGGCCAGGATTTTTGCTCGCTCCGGCAGCGGCTCTGGTGTTTCTTCCAGCGATCGCAAACACTCTTCAGTGCCGTGCTCTGGGTACGAGCAGTGATTCCGATGTAGATCTGGTCGTTGACTTGCAACTGATAGATAACGTAGGAGCGGTCGCAGCGTTTACGGCGTCTGGTTTTTTGTTCCATTACTCTTTTATGATAGCAAACGATGACCAAAAGGTCAACCTGATCACACACTTTCGAGAGAAAACCTGCTGATCTCAGAACTGGTAAGTTCAGCAAAATCAGCAGGTTAGAATTTAGTAAATTTTGAGCTTGCGGTTAATGCTGATCACTTGGCGATTCAGTTTGAGGATTTGGTGTTTGATCTGATTCTTTAGCTCAGCTTCCTGTTGACTCTGGGTCCCAACGGACTTGTTAAACTCAGTCAGAGTCTGAATTTCAGAAACCAGCCCGGATCTTTTGCACAACATCATGTAGCGTGTGGGGTCAATTGTCACGGGAGTCTTGCGCTCTTGTTCCAATCTCTGCGTCATCGTGTCAATCTGCTGTTGGTGTACCATGTGTTTTCCTTTGGTTTAACTGCTACCTTATTATGATAGCAGATCCTGGACAGCGGGTCAACCAGATTAGCCTATCACTGTGCAACCCTGCTCAGTCAATTCTGTAATCAGCTGCTGGCGCTTGAGAGGGTCAAACACGTTGAATTCGCACCGCCCCTTGTAACGAGCATCATCCAGCAGATCCTTAATTTCCTTCAAACCCATGTTGGTGTAGGTACGCACAACCTTAATACAGTTGATGAAGTTGGTACCAACACCAGTGATCACAACCTTTTGGAAATCGCCCGTTAGCATGCGCATGAGCAAATCGTTCTTCAAGTTGGGATGAATGGTATCAGCCAACACACCCCAAGCGTCATTGGCTGCGTCTGCGCCAGCAATTTCAGCCAGAGTGCGCAACAGTGTATGGCTGGCGATAATCAAGTTGGCTCGCTGATTAGTTGTGAGAGTATCGTAGTTGATCATTAGATTTTCTCCAGTTTGAACTCAGCTCGGTCCAAAATATCAGCCCAAGTGTTATGATAAAGTATAGCATGTTCAGCAGCTTGGGGGTTGAGCTCTCGTTTTTTCGAAGTCATCCAGTCTAACGCCCACATTAAATGACTAGTGTGCGCTTGCTGAAGAACCGCTTCATAGGTATTTTGTGCAAGCTCTGCCATATCCGAACAAGGAGAGTCAATTTCTACATCAATTGTGATTCGATACTTGCTCATAATACCTTAAATCTTCTCCAGTTTGAACTCAGCTCGGTCCAAAACGTCAGCCCAGTTTTTGTGATACGCAATGGATTGTTTAGTAGCATCAGGATTGCGGACATGCAGATCAGACATCAACCACTCCGTCACCCGATGTAAATGGCTGATACTTGCTTCTTTAAGAATTGCATTTGCAGTTTCCTGCGTGAGCGCAATCATATCATTGTGTGGAGGATTGATTTCCAGATTGATCGTAACGCGGTATTTGCTCATGTTTTTAGTGTAGCGTGGTTGAAATCATTTGTCAACCACGCTACAATTTGCGCTAAAATTCGTCCCGATCAATCACACCGCAACGGAAAACTGGTAGACCCAGAGGAGTCCAGCATTCCCTAACGACGGCCGCCCGGTCATCAAACACCGCCAGCACACTGTACTGATCTTTGACGTGTTGCATGTACAAATCGCGCTTGACTTCACTGTCACGCCGGCGATCGGTTGCAGCTCGCATGAACAGCAGGTAGTCTGACAGTTTGCACTTTTCATCCAAATAACGTTCAGTTTCACTCTGACATTTGGCGCTGCGGCCGCTCATAAAAATCACCTTGCAACCCTCGCTGATTTGCAGTGCTCGCACCGTTCGGAGTACATGCTCACGCACTGCATCATTGTAAACCAAGTGCTCGTCATAAGGTCCACGGTCAACCATTTCAGCTACGGTGCCGTCGATGTCCACAATGATTGCTTTGGTTAAATTGGGATTCTGATCCCAACGAGGCAGAGCACCTTCTGCAGGGCGCGGGCTGAACTTGCGATACATATCGCGTATGACCTTTTCACCCACCTGAGCCTTGCCCTCACGCTGAGCATCACGCTGCACACATTCCTCTACCGAAACGTGCTGAAAATCCACCAGCTCAGTTTCGTAGCCGATGCTTTCACAAAAATCCACAATCTGCTTGCGAGTTTTGGGGTTCATGTGTGTGTTGTCTACAATAACGTCATGCCCTTTAAAATGAGCAGTTTGAATCATCAGCTCACGCTGGCAGCGAACGTAATTTTCCACAGTGGGCGTCCACTTGTCAATCTTTTCACGCTCCATGTATTCAGCACGTATGGAATCGTTGTTCACAATCACCGTGTTGGGATTGTGTTCAACATACTCTCTGGCCCAGGTGCTCTTGCCGCTGCCGGGCAGTCCAACTGTGATCTTTGCCTTCATATTCTTATGCTAACGCCTTTCTGTTTAAATGTCAACCTTGTCAGGATATACAGTGATTGGCACGATTCTCCATTGTTCATCGGGTGCTTTGGATTGAACGTATTCCAATGTTCTTTGCGCCTGCTGCTGATCACCGTAGTGAATTTCGCTGCTGTGAATAGTGTATACTCTGAGTCGGTCACTGTTGGGCCAATGGGTGGCTATACAGAAATTAAATTCCGGGTTTGTAGATTTTTGCATGTTCACTCCAGATTAATATAAACCACATCGCATGTTGTTCAGTACGGAACCAAAGTATAACTTCTGAGATCGAAAAATGTTTTCTGCCCCAATCCACTGTGTGTTGCCATCCCTGCTGCTGAAACCAAAGTATATACTTTTCTCGCGATCTGATATAATACCATTCGTTAAACGGTATTTCAACCAAGTACTGAGGTTCTAGAAGGCTCATTTTCGCATCTTTTTGTACAATTTTGGCATGTTCACTGTGGGCTCGATAATAAATTCTACCGTTTTCATCAATGATTTTGAAATATATCAGGTTAACGCTCCACACACAATTCAAAGAATGTCATAAACTGCGCCATGCTCTCACGCGATCC